GCATGCCGGCCGTGACCTTGGCGTGAAGTGGAAAGCGGTGTTTGAAGATACCCGCAAGCGCTTCCGCGAGGAGACGGCAGAGATCCCGATCGCCAACCGAGCGTTCCGACTGCGCGCCATGAACCGTTTTGTCGAGCGGGCCGAGACGATGAAGAACATCGGTCTTGCCATGCAGATCCTAGAACAGGCCGCGAAGGAAGTCGGAGACGTTTATGTAAATCGCCACCGGAAGGACGAGCCAGGCGATGAGCCGGCAATCCCGTCGCGCATTCAGGTCGACGTAGTGGACGCGAGGAAGCCGAATGCCGAGCCTTAACGTTCCGCAGTCGCAGTTCCTCCTGTTGCCCCACAAGTTTCGCGCATTTGTTGCTGGCTTTGGCTCCGGGAAGACCTGGGTTGGATGCTCAGCGCTCAGCAAGCATTTCATGGAGTGGCCCGGCGTCAACGCTGGTTACTTCGCACCGACTTACCCGCAGATCCGTGACATCTTCTATCCCACGATGGAGGAGGTGGCTTACGACTGGGGGCTGAAGACCAAGATCAACCAGGCGAACCATGAGGTTCACATTTACAGCGGCCGGCAGTATCGCGGCACAGTGATTTGCCGGTCGATGGAGAAGCCGCAAACAATCGTCGGCTTCAAGATCGGTCACGCTCTGGTCGATGAACTGGACGTGCTGACGTCGATCAAGGCGCAGCAGGCCTGGCGCAAGATCATTGCCAGGATGCGTTACAACCTGTCCGGGCTGAAAAACGGCGTGGACGTAACCACGACGCCGGAGGGCTTCAAGTTCGTCTTTCTCCAGTTCGTGAAGCAGTTGCGCGACAAGCCAGCGCTGAAGGAGATGTACGGCTTGATCCAGGCCAGCACCTTCGACAACGAGCTGAACCTGCCTGACGACTATATTGCCTCGCTGATGGAGTCGTACCCCGAGCAACTGATTCGCGCGTACCTGAATGGCCAGTTCGTCAACCTGACATCCGGATCGATCTACCACGCCTACGACCGCAAGCTGAACCAGTGCTTCGACACTGTGCAGCCCGGTGAGCCGCTGTTCATTGGCATGGACTTCAACGTCGGCAAGATGGCTGCGATCACCCACGTCAAACGTGATCAAGGCCTACCGCGCGCTGTGGACGAGTTGATGGATGGCTACGACACGCCGGACATGATTCGTCGCATCAAAGAGCGGTACTGGGAGCACACCGGCAACGACTACAAGAAGACCTGCGAGATCCGGATTTATCCGGACGCCTCTGGCGACTCGCGCAAGTCGGTCAATGCCAGCCTCACCGATATCGCAATGCTCAAGCAGGCGGGCTTCAAGGTCATCGCTCCGGCGGCCAACCCACCGGTGAAGGATCGGATCAACGCCATGAACGCCATGTTCTGCAATGCACAGGGCGAGCGGCGTTACCTGGTCAACCCGTTTACATGTCCGACATACGCCGACGGCCTAGAACAGCAAATTTGGGCGCCCAACGGCGAGCCGGACAAGAGCCAAGGAAACGACCACGCCAACGACGGCGGCGGTTACTTCATTCACCGCGAGTACCCGATCATCAAACCGGTCACCGCTATCAAAATGGGATACGCCCGATGAGCAACGACGTCTCCTTCAAGCGGGCGGACTACATCGAAGTGCTGGATCGCTGGGCAACCGTGCGCGATGTTTGCGCGGGACAGCACAGGGTTGTCGACCGACTGCCGTACATAAACGCTCACGACAAATCTCAAGAGAACGTAGACCGGAACAAGGCCTATCGCGAACGGGCGGTGTTCAAGAACGCTACCGGTCACACGCGCAATGGGCTACTCGGCTTGGCCTTTCATAAAGACCCGACGCTGTCGGTCGCCAAGAAGCTGGAGTACCTGCAGGACAATGCCAACGGATCCGGTGTGAGCATTTACCAGCACTCGCAAGGCACGCTGGAAAAGGTGCTTGAGGCTGGACGGCATGGTCTGTACGTCGATTACCACCAGGACGCCGGAACCGGTGGCCACTCTGTGATCCTGTCGTACTGCGCCGAAGACATCATCAACTGGCGCACGGGCATGGTGAACGGTCACAGCGTGTTGACCCTTGTGGTGCTGCGCGAGTCGCCGGAGATCGAAGACGGCTTCGGTTTCAAGGTGGTAGAGCAATACCGGGAATTGGCGCTCGAGGATGATGGCTTTGTCTGCCGCGTTTGGCGCCGATCCGGGCCGAAAGGTGGCGGGCCGCTGGCCGTTGTTCAGGAATTCAAACCCACCGGCGCCGCCGGACGCCTGAAGGAGATCCCGTTCACCTTCGTCGGCGCGCAGAACAACGATCCGAGCATAGATGAGTCGCCGCTGTACGACATCGCCATGATCAACTTGGGCCATTACCGGAACAGCGCCGACTACGAGGACAGCGTCTTCTGGTGTGGCCAGGCACAGCCATGGATTTCCGGTCTGGACGAACAGTGGCGCGACTGGATGGAGAAGAACGGCGTTTACGTCGGCTCCCGTGCTCCGATGATGCTGCCGGCCGGTGGCCAGTTCGGGTACGCCCAGCCACTGCCAAACACGCTGGTAAAGGAGGCCATGGCCGACAAGAACCAGATGATGATCGAGCTGGGCGCCCGTATGGTCGTGGCATCTCTATCGTCCAAGACAGCGACCGAAGCACGTGGCGATCAGTCTGCATCGACGTCGGTGCTCGCCGGTTGTGTGGCCAACGTCAGCGAGGCTTACACCAGGGCGATCATGTGGTGCTGCACCTACATGGGCGTCGACGACGCGAAGGTTGCCTACCAGATCAATCAGGAGTTCGTGGAGCTGACAGCAGATCCGCAAATGATCACTGCACTGGTCGGGCTCTGGCAAAACGGTGGATTCGCCAAAGCGGATCTTCGGGCGTACTTGCGCAAGTTGGGTTTGATTGCGCCTGAGCGCACAGATTAGCAGATCGATGGCGAGTTGGCAGAGCAGGGCGACGGCTTGGGCCTGGACGACGAGGACAAGGCAGATGGCGGCAAACCAAGCAATCCTTGACGCCACGATTCGTCACGCGGTCTTCCTCGAAAAGCTGAAGGCAGGGGAGGTCGGCAAGTTCGCCCCCTTCCTGAAGGAGATCGACCGCTCTATTCGCGACAGGCTCACTCAATCGGATCTGACCGAGTACAACGTGAAGCGGCTGGAGGCGCTGTTGAAAGAGGTCGACAGCTTGCTGCTAGGCATCTTCGACCGCTACAGCGTGCAACTGAATCTCGACCTAATCGACATCGCCAATTACGAGGCTGAGTTTGAAGCGTCGAGCTTGGCCCGGTCGGCGCCGGTGGGTGTTTCGTTGGATGTGGTCGCGCCTACGGCAGCGGCTATCCGCACCGCGGTGCTGACCAATCCCCTGAGTGTGCGCGGCACTGGCGGCGGTAGGCTGCTGAAGTCGTTCATCAAGGGTTGGACTAGTGCTGAGCGCGAGCGCGTCACCGGTACGATCCGGCAGGGCTTCTTCGAAGGTCAAACGAACTTCCAGATCATCCGCAACATTCGCGGCACCAAGGCAGCTGGGTACAAGGACGGGATTCTCGCCACCACCAACCGCAATGCCAGCACTGTCGTACACACCGCGATTCAACATGTGTCGTCTCAGGCGCGCATGGAGGTGGCCAAGGCCAACACGGACATCGTGTCCGAAGTCGAAATGGTCGCCACGCTGGACAGCAAGACCAGCCAGCAGTGTCGGTCGATGGACAAGCGACGGTTCCCGGTCGATTCCGGACCCCGGCCTCCGTTTCACCCGAATTGCCGCACCACGTTCGTCATGTTGACCAAGCTCAGCGAGATGTTTGCCAAGGGCGCTACCCGGGCGTCGGTGGGCGCAGAGGGAGCAGGGCAGGTCAGTGCGGGCCTTGATTATTACCACTGGCTTCAACAGCAGCCAGCTTCGTTTCAGGACGTAGCAATCGGCCCAGTCCGGGCCAAGCTGTTCCGGGAGGGTGGATTGACCGTCGAGCGATTCGCCGAGCTGCAGCTCGATCGCAACTTCTCGCCGCTGACGCTGGCACAAATGAAGGGGCTCGAACCTCTGGCATTCGAGCGTGCAGGGATCTAGAAAGTATGCAAACCCACCTAAATGACGTGTTTTTTAGGTGGTAGCCTTCTGTTGAACCATCAAACAGAAAGGCAGCAAACATGGAACAAGCAATAGAACGAAGCACCAGGATCGCGGTTGAACTGACCGTCAACGCTCTTCGAGCTATGTCCGGAAGACTTTGGATTTCGGGAGAAATACCGGTAGACGATTGCGCACTTGAGTTTCCAGACGATTTGATACGGAAAGTCAGAGATGCGGCAAATGCTGCT